ATTACAATACCTGATTCCTTATCATAAAAAACATTTTCTAAAACTGTTTCATCAGCCTTAATAATGTCCACTCCGTTAACCTTCTCAACAGATACAATATTTGCAAACTGATTTGCTGGGGAATCTACAAGACTCAACTCAATCAAATCGTATTGCTTAATAATTCTAATTGCCTTTTCTGACTTCTCGTCAAACCCATCATCCCACTTGTTCATTCTTCCGCCAATAGAAAAACCAGCAAGGGTTCCGTCTAGAACTTTTTCCCAAGTATCTTGTGCACCCTTTGAAACATATGCAGATACAAATACTCCATTATAAAACTTCTTTGATTCTGGATCAAAATACTTTTCTGCTTTAAAGTTTACCATCTTGCCTACTGCTAGTGGCTGATGCATTTCTCTAATGTTCCCTCGGAATTTTGCAAATGCCTCCATTGATGCTTCTGCTGTTACAATATCATCTTGCTTGTCAAGATTGTCTAAGGATGCAAATCCAGATACGATTCGTCGCTCTTTGTCTACCTTACTAAAAGGCATCGAAAGACGCAGATTATCCCCATCAGAATTCCAACGGGCTTTAGATATATTACTCACCATTATATTATATACCCCTTTTTGCAACTATATCACAATGTGGACAAATTGGACTATTCGTCAAACTTTCTTCCCTCGCCCTTTGGGTTTCTTCCCGATACGGTTGAGGAACTGTCCGAATTATTGTTTGTGCGTTCTGCATCTCTTGCTCTTGTTGTTGTTGCCTCTGCTGCTGTGGTTGGCTTAAGATCTAAGACCTCATCTCCACCCTCACGCTGTGGCATGTCCAAAACAACTCTTGCCTCATTAGGAGTCATGATCTGATTCTTAACATATCTTTCAAGAATTTGAGACTGTGCAATCTCATCTGTTAGGGTTAGTTCGTTAAATGTAAACTCAATAATGTCTGTCTTTTCACGAATAATCTTGTTGATCATTTTTTCAAGTTGTCTTTGGGCTGGTCTTGCAACCTGCTCCTTAAAGGTGCGATCCTGTGCAAGTGCTGCTGCGATAGATCCAGAATCGCCACCTCCAAGTTTAGACAGTGGCACTTGATGTGCAACTAGGATGTCATCACGGTTTTGTTTACGATACTCTTTAAATGAGCCGTCCTGTATACCGTCTTCGATGGGTTCCATTTTAAATTCAACCTTGTTGTTTTCGCTATCACCTGGAAGTGGAATATATAGCGTTCTGTGCGACTGCCCTCTGAGATTTGTCTGCAAGAATCGAAACATCTTATCTTCTGCATCTCCAGAAAGTTTTGCACCCTTCAACGTTACAACATAACGTGGTACTGCTTTGTTTGCAAAGTAATCGATATTGTATTGTGAAGCAAGCGAGTCTCCGTGTAATGAATTAATAGCCGACATAATGTCTGGCACTCCGTAGAAGGTGTTGAGAGGTGAGTATTGTTTGAAGTGAATAATCTCGTTTGGTCTTGCATCTGTTGTTAGTGGGTTTTGGTTCTTTGCTCCAAAGTTACGGAAGTAAACGATTTTGTTTCCAATAATCTGAACGTAGCCATCTTTGATTCTTCGCACTCGCATTGTTGTCGATGGTATGTGTCCTACATAACCAATTTCTCCACGAGTAGTCCTACCAATTTCTAGATAACCGTTTCCAGTTGACTGTAGGTCTGTGTAAACCTTTTCCATTGTTGCAGTAAACGAGTCGTCGTCATTAAGTGACTCTAGCCAGTCTCTTGCTTCAATCTTTGTTCTTTCAATTCTCTTTCTTGCTTTCTGTGTTGCACTATTGTCTTCTGATGACTCAAGTCTCATCATTGTTCTTTGAGAAACCTTAAACTCATATCCAAGACCTACAATGTTTTCTACCTTAGCATCAATTGCTGCATGGTTTGCAAATGAGGTATCGTAATAGTTTGCTAATTCGTAAAGGTTCCACGGTGGTGTAATAACATCAAACATTCCGTATCCATTTACATATACTAATCCTGGGTTTATCTCTTTTGATTGTGCTCCATCAATACCGCTTTTTCCAGCAAGTGCTGCAGTTGTATACTGAGTAGTTGGCTCAACCATCTTTGTTGAAGATCTGCTTATGCGTCTTTTAAAATTTGCCTCTAGCCCATCAAGAGATTTTAGCGTATCCCAATTGCCATTGAATGGGTCAGACTTTGCAAACGTATCATCTTTCTTTATTGCATCATCAATTCTTGCGTGGATTTCGTAATCGTTATCTTCCATAATTAATCCTCATCTCCGTATTTAGCAATTGTATCTTTTGCTGCTTGAACTGCTCCAAGATCATTAAGTGATGGAATAAGGCCAGCATTTAGTCTGTCTACCTGCTCAGAATACTCTTCTTCTGAAACTCTTGTTAGACCTGGAACAAATACGCAGGTACCGTCTCCTGGATCTCCATAGTGCATTGCAGTCTTTTTTAATTCTGCCATTCTAGAAATATCGTTCTTATCTGAAGGGATATTAAGTACAGAGCCGTTTCCATCTGTAAACCACTTGCCATTTGCCTTTTTGTATACATATAAACCCCAATCATAGTTCTTTTCAATGACTTGGCGTCTTACATTCTTTACAATTGGTTGACCAGTTTTTGGGTCTATTAGTGAATCCATAACCACAAGTATACCATATTAAACTGGATCGACAACATATTTTGCCCAGTTAACGTTAGTATATGCAGTATATGCATAATTCTTTAACGTTACAGGGGTGTCATCACCAACAACTATCTTATTTGTTCCAGTATAACTCTTATAAACCTCTACGGGGTTAACCCCATAATAAGTAGTTTCTGCTAAAACAAGAACTTTATTCCAGTTAAATGAGGGAGAATCCCAAAATTCCCAGTCTAGTCCCTCATTATTTAAAACTTTAACTCTAAACCAGGGTCTCTCTGAAATGTTCTGAACTTCTTGTAGATTTGTTGACTGGTAATAGGAAATGCTATTAAATAGTAGTGGCCCTGTTAATCTTATGGCCCCCTCAAAAGATGAAAACACTAGACTATCTTCAAAACTTATACCCAAGAATCCCCACTCTTGTAGGCTCAGTACTGGCTCTTTTACTCTCTTGCCATTCCAGAAAAATCCTATCAAATTCTGTACCAGCCCAGTCTTTGCATCAATTGCGTAAATCTTTGCTCTTCTTCCACTTGGATCACTTGCAACCATATAGAACTTGATGTGTGCTGTTTTGCTTTCTATTTCAAATATTTGTGTAGGTGCGTATGGGAAATAGTCTCCATCAAACCTAACTGCCATTTGCATTGCAATTACCTTAAAGTCATCTGCTCTACTACTATTGATTGGAATTAGAAGACCTCTGTTTACTAAAGGGTCATGTTTTCCTCTGACCTGTATTCCACTTGTCTTAGTCAGGTACAAGTAGGAAGATGAGCCATTATATATTGAGAATGGATTTTGTTTCTTGAAGTCATAATATATTCCTGTTTTTGTGTAAGGATAAATAGGGGTTCCAAACCTTGTTCCAATTGGGCTTGCATCAGATTCATTCAGTGCCTGTGATGCATAAGAAAGTTTTTTAATAATAACATTTCCAATATCTGAATCTTTAACGTTCATGTCAATATGTGTCACAATAGAAAGATCATTAAAGTCTACTCCAGTAGGTGGATAGATAATCATGTTGTCTACAACTTCGTACTTTGTTGTCATCCAGTCTGAGCCAGGAACTAATATACCGTTTCTGGATGGTCTTTCTGTTTTTGTAAAATAATTATATGTTTGGTTTGCACCCAACTCTGTATACTGAAAAGTTACGTACGTCTTTACAATTGCTCCGTCTGTATCATACCTATAGTCTTTTGATATTTTATTTTTAAGATCTTCATAGTCGTTATATCCAGTAAATAAATAATTATCAAGTGACTCATAAGTTCTTTGAACTGGCAGACCGTATTCATTTGCAAGTTCTGCGTATGTCCAGTCAACTGGATCAGTTTCTATTTCAATTGTTTTTGATGGAACTGGATAGTCAATATTAAACTGGATAAAGTCAAGATCAAAATATTGATCTCCTCTTTTATCAATAACAGACTCAGCAAAATAGGTCAATGGGATTTGATCTTCCCAGTAGGCGTTTGCAGATACTGATAGTTTATATGTATCAAAAACCTTATTAGGAACAAGTGTATAACTTGCAACGTGATCTATTAGTGCGTCCTCTTCATCAAGAAAAACCACTCCACCAGATATAGCACCTACGGCAGTTGAGGTTACTCCTCCAGAAGGGGACATTGATGTTGTATCTATTCCACCATCTATGTTTATTAATTGATTATTTTGGTATACATCAAACAGGTCTTCATTCCATACTGGTACACCTATTTCATTAAACAGTCCCTTGATTTTTTGAAAATTGTATTTTGTGCAAAACCCAATCTTATATATTTTTCCAGTAAAGGTTGAGGTGTTGTCTTTTTTGCCACCTGCATATAGTCTTAGGTCAGATAAAGATCCAAAAAAGTCTGAGGCTTTATCTCCAAATCTTTCAACAAATGATGGAATATTTATTCCAATGTCAACTAACTCTCCTGGCTCGGCAACTATCGGAGAATATATTGTTTGCAAGGTTCCATTATAATTTATTAAATATGATATTTGGTTGTTAACTAACTCTATTGAAAAATAACTGCTACTATTTTCTTTTTCAATCCTAAACAGAGTTTGTGGCTGAGGAGAAGATTCTGGCAATCTAAAACATCCGTAAAAAGCAGATACTGGACTTTTTAAGAAATCAAAATTTTCAAACAAGATGTGTCCAGAAACCGTATTCCAAGAAGAGTTTGGTCTAAATGAAAAAAAGTTTTTTGTGTCTGATGACTGAATAACTTTACAATCTAATAGCAACTCTTCTTCTGTTCTTGAAGATAATAGTATTTGAGGAAGTGGATTTTTTGATACTGATAAGCCTTTACTCTGAATTAAAGTGTTATCGTTAAAAGCCTGTTGCCAAGAACCGATCTTAGGATATTGATAGTTACCAGAATAATTTGCAAAAGCATAATCAATAAACACAGAGGTTCCGCTATACGCTGTATTAATGTTCTCTGGTATTTCAACACCCTGACCAAAAACAAACTTTCTTTTTGTAACTGCAGTTGGAACGACATATGGGTAAATTGCTACACAGTCTATGTCGATTGGAAAAACATCTTCGTGTGCATAAAATCCTATCCAGTCTTGATCTTTTCCATTTAAAATTAGATCTGGAAAATCTAACAGGTCAGGATCATAATTAAACGATATAACCTCTTGCCCATTAATAACAAGAGAAGCAACATCCTTTCCAATTCTTAGGTGCACAAGCATTGGTCTTGTCCATTCTCCAACATAATATGTTTTATACTCATTACCTATCTTTAGTCCAATTAAAGGGCCATCAACATAGATTCCATCATCAGATGCTATTGGACCAATTATTCGTTTTCTGTCATTTGTGTATGCATTAACTCTAAGCCAAGTTTCTAAAGTATATTCTTTAAACTTTCCAGAATCATTTAAAAATCCTAAACCAGGGATTATAATTGATGGGTTGGACCCATTGGGATATAGTGCTGTCAAACTTGAGGTTCCGTAAACAAGTGGAATTCCTAAATTTTTTGCTTTAAGCATATTGTCAGAAATTAAATAATATGCATTAAGTTCTTGCAAGCCATAGCATCTTGCTACGACTGCCTTTTGTGGAGCAATTGCGATTGTTGAAGGAATATTTATCGGTGTTACTCCAAGCGATGTCGAAGAAAATTCTTCTGACCACTGTCCAAAGGTTATTCCGTTTACTAAAAAAGCATCTTCAGTTTCTGAACCTCCAATAAAATTAATTTTAAAAACTAGTTGAATCTTTGAATCATCTGGAGGTATGTCAAACGTTTCTGATATAAAGACCCAACTGTTATTTATAATAGTGTCATAGTTTTTTAAATGTGTGATTACGTCTCCGCTAGTTGTATCTTCATACCTGTACCCAATTTCAAAACCAGCAATATAACTACTTTGAGAATAGAAGTATCCTCCAACAGAAAATGTTTTTAAATATGCGTTTAAATCTTTAAGATTCATAATTTCACTGCTTACTGCAACAATAGATGCAGAATCACTAGATGTTGGGGTGGCAATTATTTTATGCACATAACTGTTAATAAATGGTTCATTTACTGACTGTAAGTATGTAGAGACAGTTCCACCCGTTACCGTCCATTTTAGGCTGTTAGAAAGATCTCTTTGGACCTCTGAAATTAAAGAAACATAGTCTGCTTTGTCATCTAATGCCCATAGGCCAGTCGGATGCTCAGCAAAGACTTTTTCGGCATATAGGTTTGATGAAGTAGACATTGTAGGTCTATTTTACCACAGAAGACTACTTGTTTATTTTAATTTCACAATAGTCTGTTGTACAGTATGCTTCGCCTTGAGCCTCAAGATTATCCACACCGTCGTAAATTGCAGCAAAATCAATATGCTTTAACTTACCGATATAGGACTCGTATTGATCCTCAGTGATCTGAGTATATGGCTGCTGTGGATAAACTGTATTTCCCATTGGCAAGAATGAAACAGCCTTTAATTGTCCTTCGTACATATTAAGTGCTGGAACAATATGCTTTGATTCTGTTTCCTTATCAAATGATAATGTTACAGATACTCCATTGTCAGACCAATACTTTTGAGCAGTTGCAGCAAGTGCAATCTTTTCAAATAGGGTTACATCTTTTTCAGATCTTGGATGACCTGATTTGATTGGGAAGTATACTACTGATGTGTTTGCTGATACAACATCGTCTTCAATTGTATAATTTGCTGCTTTGAACAAGTGAATCATTGGGTCTGTATTTCCAAATCGAACTGCACGAAGGAAGAAGTTTCCTCCAGGTCCCCAGTGAACTCCAGGAGTTGCACCAGA